ATTGCTGCACCTGCTTGTACTGGTTGTCCTGTTAAAAATGTGTTATCTATCTCGCTTGTAGTTACTCCAGGGGATACTGAGAAATTTGCCATTTTAATATATTATATTTTTATTTTATTATAAATATTATTTTCTTTTTCAAAAACTATTTTACCCAAAAGAAACTCCTGTTGGAGTAACATTAAAGGTTAAATAAATAAATTCTACTGTTTTAGTTGGTTGCAAATAAATAGCGCCTATCAATTGGTTGTTGTCAATTGTTGTTGGGGTGTTATTTGTTTCATCCATTACTACTCTAAATGAATATAAACCATTTCTCTGTTGAACAGAAGCTAAATATGGATTTACTTGTAATAGGAAAGTATTACGAGTTGCAACTGTATTTTGTTCAAATACGAGTGTGTCTGCAACTTGTGTAATATAATTTTTAAGTTCAATTAATAAACGACGAACATTTACACGATCAAGAGCAGATACTTTTTTCTGTAATGTTTTTTGTCCGTATACTACAACTCCACTATTTGGGAATGTTGCAATTGGGTTTACATTTGCTTCATATAAAGTATCTCTATTCCCTTGAGTTAAATATCTTTCAGCCATTATAGCATTTGGAATAACTCCTCGGTTTGTTCCAGCAGGTGCATACCACGGTTCAGCAGCATTGTCATTAAATGCGTATACACCAGGAATCATGGTTGATGCAGGAACCCATACTTGTTGTCCTGTTCCTGGGTCTATTGTTTTAAGCCATGGCCAATATGCTGCTGAGTAGGAAGAATCTAAATTAAGAGCTTCAGCTGCTGTGGATGATATGGATTGACCATAATGTATAGGATCAATAATTAACATTGAATTCCCATTATTATTACATACAGAATCTAATAACGATAATGTACTAAAATGATAACTAAGAACTAATCCTGGGGTTGTAATAAAGTTAAAGCGGTAAGCATCTTTATTGGATAATAAATAGATGGATTCTGTATATGATGATGTTGGGATACCTTGAGGTAAAGAAGCATCTATATTCTCATAATAATTTCCTGTACTTGAAGGTATATTAGATCCTTCTGCGGCTCCAAATGTTCCGCTTGCAGCCATTGGGATTGATGATGTATATAATGGATTAGCAGTACCTGAGTTAGTTAGGTAATTTGGGGTAGTAATGTTTACTTGTTTTACTCTAATATATGATGAGTTGTTTTGATAACTACCTGATGTCTGAAGATAATAATCTGGTCCGTCATTAGCTATATTTTCGACTTGGTTACCAATTACTTTTTCGATGTAATTTGGGGAAAATGGGTCTAACGATAATGGTCCCCATGTTTCTAAAATAGATGGAGTGTTAGTTGAATCATTTCCTTGTCTAATTAATAACGAGAATGTTCCATTATTAATATTTGGAGAAACAATTTGCCATCTCAAATTATCTGCTGAGCCTGAAGTTAATGTACCATCTATATTTAGGGTACTTGTACTATTCATTATTTTTCCTTCAGATAATGTTTCTAGAATAAATACTTCATTTAAAGATCCAGAATCATATATGGCAGAAGAAGTTGCAGGAGTAAATGAACCACTAACAACTCTAGTTACAAGTAATGAAGTTCCTCCATTTTGGAAGTAGTTGTAAGCTGAGATTGAAGTAAAGTAGGAATAATTTTGAGATCCACTTAAGAAAGTGGCTCCAAATTTATTTACATATTCACTATATGTTGTTACGATAGTTGGAATTCCTACAGGACCTTTAACTGCAGGTCCAATAATAGCCGCTCCAGCTTGTACCGGTTGTTGGGTTACAAATGATTGATCATTTTCAATTGCTAAAACTCCTGGGGATATTAATGTTTCTTGTGCCATTTATTATTTAGTTATAAATATTATAGAGATGATGTAATTTCACCTGTTTGAGGATTAATATTAACTCTACCATACTTTTCATAAACTAGTTGAGTAAAGTCTTTTTCTTTCCTAGATACCTCAGTTAGGAAATTTTTGGCTCTTTCCCTTCTTTCCTCTAGTTGTAACTTGATTAGTTCAATTTCGCCCAACTCATTAATTAGAGCTTGGGTATCTGTTTGAATGGTTTGTAGTGTTTGTATTTCTTCTTGGGTTAAAACTGTATTTTCTGTAACTGTTTCCATTTGTTTATGCTATTTGGGTTAGTGTTGCTATTATTGAAGGAATTGCGGGACGTGTTGGTCCTGTTTGGGTTCCTTGGGCTTGTAATTGTCCTGTAGCATCGGTACAACTCCACATAATTTCTATGTAATCGTTTGCATGTATTAGTGTCATAAAATTCCAAGCTGCTGCTAATTTGCCTAGTGAGCCTGGGATTTTATTTAATGTTAGTTGAGTATTAGAATTTGCTATATTACTTCCAGTATATGCAAACCATATATCAAAGTCAATAGCAGTGTTTGCTGTGTTGCCTAATTGGGATGAAAATTGTAAATTGTATATTCCAGTATTATCAACTGTTATTCTACTGCTACTAACTATACGTACGTTTAGAGCATCATCATTTGTGTTAAATTTCATTGCATATGCCGTATTAGCAGACCCTGATTGTGTTTCAGTACTACTAAATTGTCCGTAGTTGAATAGCTTATTACCCCATCTTGTAAATGAAGAACCACTTACTATATTAATATTCCCATCAATTACATTAAAAGAACCTGTAATCTCTGTGCTACCACTAATAGTGTGGATTCCTTTAAAGTGGGTAGATCCTGTTACTATGAATATGGAGTTATGAAAATTTGATGATCCACTCACTTCCAAACTACCACTTAATATGGTATTTCCCGTGATTGTATTTGAGCCGGAAAGTGTATGAGTACCTACAAATAAAGTAGAGCCACTTACATTTAAAGAACCTGTTAAATATGTACTTCCTATTAATGTATTTGAACCTGTTGTGGTTAGTGATCCAGTAATTTGTACTGTTTGTACAAGGGGATTTACATATGATGCTGTTTGAACGTATGATGCAGTACCATGTAAAGATCCTGTTATGCTTGGAGCATATAATGAGTTTAATTCTGCATCACTACCTGAGGTGATGACTTTTTTCCAACTTGGCATAGTATTTTAAGTTTTTATTGTGGTTAGATACATACACTTATACCATGTATATGCCTACTTCCTTTCGGCCAACAATAGTTTTGTTATAAATATTATAGATATCGGAACTCTTTAAAGAACCAATCGTATTTTGATTTAATAAAATTACATGTTTGACTTCCTAGTACTTCTTTGTATGTATTTTGTACTGGTTCTACTTTTTGTCTGATGTTATGGTCACCATATATTCCATATACTTCATCATCCTCTACTGTAAGTTGTTCTACATTGTCAAAGTCATGTTGGTATGTTGGGATATTTAAATATTCATAGATTTTATCCATAGTTTGTTGTGGGTTGGATGTTAAATCTTCAAATTTTACAAACAATACTTTCTCCCCTATTCCCTCATGCAACATTTGTTGGATGCGCTCAAATGCTAATCCAACAGGAGGGGTTGAAGACCATGTTTCTACACGTTTTTGTGTAGTTGTGTTTTGCATTTTAGAATGATTAACAAAACCAGGATCTTTGTCAGGGTTCTTTCTATAATTTTTTTCCATAGAAGCATATATAGCTCTAGGATCCCGAACCATACATACAATTTTAGGTTCTGGGTAGAATGAGTTTAAAAATCCATAATGTATTCCCCATCCTCTTGATTTATCCATTACATATAGTTTGTTTGTAATTCCGTTGAAGAATCCAGACAATGCATATACGCAAAACGATTGGAACCCACGACGCATCAATTCATTATCTTGTGCTTTGAATTCGGGTGATGAACTATAGTTTGCTCTAGCAGCATATAATAGCTCTAAAACACCTGAAGTTGGGGTAACATAAAAGTCTGGGTTTTGTCCTATGATATTTTGGAGTAGGGTGGATCCTGCTCTTGGGAGAGAGGATTGGAAAAATATTTGTTTTGGCATAACTATTTTTTGAGTGGTTTTGGAGGACTTTGAGAAAGTTCTTGGAGTTGTTGTTCTATTTTGATTTGGAGTTGAGCTAAGAATTGAGCGTCTGCTCCCTTAATTGTAATAGTGTCTAATCCTGCTCGTAAAAGTTGAAATTCGGGTAGAGAAAATTCGATCATTTATTTAAATATTGCTGTTGTAGTTTATAAACCAAATTATAAAGGGATTCTACATATTCCCCTTTAAATGTGGATTCTTTTATTAACGTCAATATAAATTCTATTTCGTGTTTCTCCAAAGAAAAATCCCCTTCCTTTTGGGAAGGGGAATTTGGATTGATTTTGTCTAATATACTCATAACTTTTTTAAACATTTTATTAAGCGTAGATATAAATATCGCTTCCAGATACTCTAATGTTTCCGTTTTTCTGGTATTTTGCTATTTCTGTTTGACCACCGTCTACATCTATTACAGCTGCAATGTATGCTTCAGGAGTATAGCTAGTAGATGAAGCATCGAACGATCCTGTGAATCCCCAACGTTGTACTCCACTGTCGTATCCGTATAGCTCACCTACGTTTTGGGTTCCTTGTTGAACTACAATACCACCATCTCCTGTTGTATTTGAACCAGAAGCAAACAATACGAATCTATCTGCAACTAATAAGTTTTCTGTGTTTTGGAATGATGCTGTACCTTGTACTGTAATATCTCCTTGGAATAATGCATCCGTGGAGAATGTAACTAAAGATCCATCATCTGTAATTGAGGTGTTTGCAAATGCATCTCCTGTCCATTTTGTAAGTGTGTCTGAACTTAAAGCAGAAGCACCCGATACTTCAACTGTAACATTTGAAGATCCATCAAATGTAAATGTTGAGATACCTGTTCCGTTTGATGCAGATGATATTAAAACAGATGCTGAGATGCCTGTTAATCCACTACCATCACCTACAAACGAACCGGTAAAGATAGAACCTGTTACTGGTTGGTTAAATGTGATACTTTGTGAGTTAAATAAAGCTAGATCACTTCGGTTTGCATTGTCAGTACCGTTACCAATTACTACTAGAGAATTAACATTGTTATGTGTGTTATATCGACCTGCTGCTAATTGACCGGATCCGGATGCTATGGTACCGACACCTTCTGCGTGCGAATTTTGACCAAGTGCTGTTGTTTGAGCACCTTCTGCGTGCGAATTTTGACCAAGTGCTGTTGTTTGAGCACCTTCTGCGTGTGAGTAATATCCTGATGCAGTTGTTTGACTACCTTCTGCGTGTGAACCTTGGCCTGATGCTATTGTATTGCTACCTTCGGCGTGTGAATAATCACCAGATGCTATTGTACCAGCACCTTCAGCATGGGAATAACTACCAGACGATAATGTACCGCTACCTTCGGCGTGTGAATAATCACCAGATGCTATTGTACCATCACCTTCAGCGTGTGAGTTTAAACCGGATGCTACTGTATTTAAACCTTCTGCGTGTGAATATAAACCGGATGCGGTTGTTCCGCTACCTTCTGCGTGTGAATATGAACCAGATGCAGTAGTATTATAACCTTCGGCATGGGAATAATTTCCTGATGCGGTTGTAGTCTCACCTTCTGCGTGAGAACCTATGC